CTTGGTACTCCGCTAGCATTTGGTAGGCCGACAGTTGATCTACCTCACCACCAACGATGACGACTACCCTGCCACCATTGGTGAACCTGAATTGCCCCACGAGGTCACAGTCCTTGCCAACAACTCCAACGGGACCGCTGAAGTCTTTTGGCATTCTTCTGACCTTGTAGCCAACGAGCTTGCCATTAATTGTCGTCGGTACATACTGGGCATCTGGCTCTCCCGTCTCTTCATCATATTCATATCTGATGCCGAAATACTTGTTTGTTTCATCTTTGATACCCCTCCACCCTTTTGATTTAGTTCCTGTGTAGCCTTTTATGGTTGCGTTCTCTTCATCTGTAATCGGGTCACGAGTGCTCACTTGTTCATCCTCTTCCTCTTCATAAATCCCTCGTTTAGCCTTCTCTTCGTCGCTCAGTAAAGTCCACCCGCAAGCGTGGCAGTAGGCTCCATTACCTTCTGAATAAACTTGTAGATTATCCCGTGCAGAATCGCGTCCCTCTCTTGCGCATCTCGGGCACTGCTCGTTATGCGGGTAACTTAAATCAATGTTCCATTTGTTGCTCATTTCCCGTGCCTCTCCATGTATCCCGCATTCACTCCTTCCTTCCGTAGTAGCAATACACTCCCATCGGGTCTTTTTGCTCAAGCGTCGAGCGTATCCGGCAACGCATAAACTCCAGCGCTTCGGGCTTCACGTACTCGTCAATCCAGAGATGTGAAATCTGGTATCCGGCATATTCACGGACATCCCTGTCGGCATGTCGCAACATAACCTTACCACCGTCCTTATGGGTAATCGAACGGCTACGAGCATCGTACGTGAAGCCCGACATCTTACTCGTTGCGAGGAATTTCCACAAGGCATTCTCGCTTGTAGCCTTACCACACATGATGATCGAGCGAGTGTTAGGACAAGCCTTGGCTTGCACCAAGGCCCGTTGCCCTATCGTTTTAAGCTGACGGGCCAACATAGTTCTCGCCCGGAATGAACTTCCGATACTGCCGCCAGCCCTTCAGGTTGCCCGACCACAACTTACCTTGACGATCCACGTGCGTGATGCCTTCTTCCCATGTGTACGGAACCCACGGATGGTTCTGTTCGTAGTTCGTCGGACGAACACTGCTTGGGTAGTAGCCCCATTCACGGATCGGCGTAGCACAGTGTTCGAACGCAGAAGCATGCTTTTTCTCGTCACCCACCAGCCGGTCGTACACTTCCAGCGACTTCTCCAGCCCGTAACCTTCGTTACGATAGCTTACAGCAGCGCAACGTGCACATGATACCTTGATTGCCTCTTCCAGCGTCAGCAATCGGCCCTCTTCCCCGATTTCCTCGTTCATCTGGTAGCCGATGATCGTGCCGTCTTCCTTTACAGCCTTGCCATAGATGTAAGGCAAGTGCCATTCACCAGCCTGCAACAACTCCGGCGTAGAAGCCTTACGTGCCTCGTTCATCACACGGGCCAGTTCCGCCAGAGTCGGATCAGCAGCTTCATGGTCGCGGAGCCAGAAGAAGTTCTCCAGCTCAGTACCACTCAGCACCGTCTTCATCATCTGGAACGGCTCAAGTAGGCGATTGTACACTTGCTTGTGGTAGCCAGCCTTATTGAACTGATCTGCGAAGTAGATGGCGTGTTCCTTCGCTTCGTCCCAAGCTTCTTCAGGCGTCCACAGCGGGGAACCAGAGTTACCATCGTACTCCACAGGCCAGCCCAGAACGCCAGCGTTGAAGTCTTCACCTTTGTCCTGCATACCACTCTGGTTTGCACCGAAACGGAACGGACGGCCCAGCAGTTGCTTGAGCATCTTCAGGAACGGTACAGCACGTGAGCTGAAGCTGTTCTTCGACAGCATCCGGTGCGTGTTCAGCTCCGCCAACACCAGACGCGGGTATTCGATTTCGAACGTCAGGAACCGGACGCCCGCCTTGCTGATCGAGTCAGCGAGGATGGTAGCCTTGATTCCGTACTTACCTTCGATTGTTACCATCACTCCCCCAGAATGTCGATGATACGCTTGAGCTGGTCCGAACTCAGCAGCTTGCCGACACGGATAGTAGTTTCCACGTCGGTAACGTCGATGATGAAGTTCTTCAGTGGTGCTTCCTCTTCCACTACTTCGAAGTCGCCATCGGTCCACCCGCCGTGCGCTGTGCTAGACTTGCTCTTGGACACAGCCGTGAACTTCGTTGGATCACTGTACATGGGTTTGAACGTGTTAGGGACTGAGTAGACGATATCCCCGACTACGAAGTCGTCGCCAAGGTCGTTAATCACGCGAAGTTTTGTACCGATTGGATGGGTCATTTGTGTTTCTCCTTTGGTTTTCGGGGCATGTAAAAAGCATGCTTTCCGATGGTTAGAATTCGTTTCATCTTGTGTGCCCACGTTGGGTGCACTTTGTTGCTATGAAAGTACGTAGCGTTACTTGCGACAGGTGCTATTCTACGTACTTTCGACAAGCGTTGCAACATTTCTTCGGTCGCTGTCAACCTCATGCCACGATGGTAGCCTGAGAACTGGTAAGGTTCCTTAACTACCTCGCACGCCGTAAGGCGTCGAATTTCCATCCGGTGCTTGACGACATCATACACGGCTCGTTGGCCCCGTAGCGGCTCACCACGGGCTTCGTCATCGATAACCCATGCCATGCAGATGTCGTCTCGTGTGATGGCTGGGGCCATCGGGATGTGCGGCGGGGTTGCCAGCGTGTTCGTAACCAGTGATGTACATAGCACTACCACACTAAGCAACCGTCTTATCATTTCCCATGCCTTTCTGTATAGCCTGCACCTTCGGAATTCAAGTAGCTTACCACAGCACTGCGGTAGAAGCAAGCTGCGGAAAACGCTGGCAGCAAGCCGTACTTATCGACGCTGAAATACTTCGTGCGCCTTTTACCTTCACCGACATCATTCCACTGTACCTTGGCATAAGTGTTTCCTGCCTTGTTCACATGAAATCCGACTCCAGTTTTACCGGACGAGTTGTTCTCGTACATAGCCTTGTTACGGCTGTTCTCTATCGTACCTACTAGCCTCAAATTGGACGCCCGATTGTTACTTCGGTCGCCGTCTTCGTGGTCAACTTCGTCGTCCGTACCAAGCTCCACTTTGTTCACGATTGCATAGACAATCCTGTGGCACTTCAGTTGGACACCTTTGTGCCTCGTGATCCAGCAGCCGGTTGCGTCGTGAAAGTGCCCTACAGCGTCTCCTGCTTTATTGACAACTGTTGTGTGCTTTCGCCCACGAGGTTTGTCCTTCCGCAGTCGGAGGCAACTTTCACTCGTCTCGTCATAATAAAAGGCAGCACTGAGTTCAGCAAGTGAAAATTCAGTGCCCGCTCGCATTACGCCTTCTCTTTCAGAAGAAGGTAGTGGTTGCTAATACACTTGAAGCTGAAGTCCTTGTCGCATGCCTTGAACACGACGCCTTCACGCATCACACCCGGATTATCGCCTTCACCCGATGCGTATGTCAAGAGCTTTTGCACAGGGTCTTCGCCTTCCTTCAGTTGCAGGATGTTTCGCAGCGTACCCTTATCTACCACAGTAGCGTGGTTGATATCGTTCGAGATAGCGTACGACGTGCGTTCCCACGGCAGCATGTACTCTTGCATGTCGATCTTGAAGATGTCAAACAGGTGGAATTCAACGCCCTTCACCTTCTCGTAGTTGCCTTGGATGTCCGGAGCAACCAGCTCGCCTTGCAGAGCGATGGAGCCTTCGCACAGGATGTCCAGATTGTCGTTCAGCTTCTCGATGAGAGGCTTAGCAGCCGTGTGGAAATTCGACGTACCGTCGAGCGGCAGCAGCACGTTACGCGAGCACAGGCCAAACACCGGCTGAGGTTTCTTGCGCAGCACGAAGTTCTTAATGCGAGTGAACAGCGAGTCCTTGCCATGCACCAGTGCCTTCGCATCTTCGTAGTATTCGCTACCCGGTACGATACGGAACACCGTCAGGCTGGAACCGTCCTTCTTCACTGTCACTTCGAAGATGGTGTCGAGGTTCTGTTCGATCATGTGCCCGTAGTTCTGTGCACGCTCTTGGTCCGTCTTCTTGATGAAGTACGGGAACGAGCGTGTCTTCGACGGCATCTGGCCGTTGTTGTTCGAAGTTCTCTCTTCCGGGGCTTCCCACTTCTGGACGCCCAGAGCCTCGGTCACGTCCATACCCGCGCTTTCAGGGCGAATGTCCTCGAAGTACGGTACGACAGCCAGCGGTAGCAGCAGACCTTGCGACAGCGTTTTGCGCAACTTGATCGTCTTCAGACGCTCGCCCTTCACGCCGTTGTATTCCTTCGGCTCGTATCCTTCTTTCGTCAGGAACGGAGCGATGGTGTTCGGCACCCACGAATCGATTTCGAAGTAGACGGCCAACTCACCTTCCTTGAATTCGCCCTTCTTCACGACGACTTGCCAGCCATCGACCATTGCAACCTCGATCTTGTCCGCACCAGCAATGGGCATGATTTGTTTGATACGGCGGATGGTTGCCAGTTTACGTTCAGTCATTGTTATTCTCCTTAGTTAGTTGGTTGTGTTACGTATTATTGCTCGACGCCGTTTGCGTAGATTACCAAAACGTCCTCTTGCTTGACGTATTCAGCAACCGTCTTGTAGGACTTCCACGAGCGCCGGGTGTCCGGTTCATCGATGTACGTGCCATTTACCCATTTGCAGCTTCGGTCGTAGCCGCTAGCCTCTTCCAGCGTAGGCGATTCGCTGATGCTGTAGTCGTTGCCGCAGCAATTGCAGGTAACGTTATGTGGATCGCGCCCAAAACGCTCTTCGAAGATCGCCACTGCGGCATCTTCCGGTGCTTCAATGTAGATGTACTGCTTGCCCACACCGTTAATGTCGATCTTGCAGCTTCCGCCGCTGTGCATGTCCATGAAACGGGTGAACGGGATACGCGGCTCTTGGATTTCGGTAGACATTGTTCGCTCCTTATTCGTCAAATTGGCCTTCGACCAGATTCACTTTGATGCAGGCCACACGGTCACTGCACATCCCGCTGTCAGCCTCAGCACGGGAGTTCCATGAACCTGCACACAAGGTATCTCCGTCTTTGTAAACGTTAAGGTACACGGTCTTCTCCAACGGTTTCGGCGGAACGTTACGAAGGTCACGGTAGTCCGGACGAGACATGTAATACTTACCCTCAGCGGTCCAGCTCAGCATATCTTCACTGTCATCGATGTAACCACGGAGCGGGAAATCGCCGCGTGCGTCCGTCAGAACGAGTGTTACCGGGCGGCCGTCTTGGGTTTCCACTGGCTTCGACAGGTCGAGCGTAGCCTTCGCCGCCTCGCGCAGCTTGAACCGCTCTGGGAACAGTCCTTGGATGCATCCGTTATCACCGATAACGTTCACGTTGGTATCGGTTACTTGGTCGTTTGCGACGGTGTACGTCTTATCCAACGTCACGTTGTTCGGAGACGAGCAGCCCATCACGTCCACGTTGATGCAAACCACTTTATCGCCTTTTTTAAACATTATTTTCTCCTTGGTTGGTTTGTAGGAAGCGTTATCTTACTTCCTACTGTTTCGTTTGTCAAGCGATACTACGAAAAAGCATGCTTTTATCCCTGCTTCGCAGCTTCCAGTTGTGCGTAGATGCGGTCTGCCTTATCAGCGCCCAGTGATTGCTTGTCCGCACGGATTTCCACGAAGATCGGCAGCGATAGCGAAGGCTTCTTACGGTCATCACGAGCTTGCGTGATGTCGTTCGCTTCCACCGTCACCACAGCATTACCGATCAGTTCCGGGTAATCCCAGTACTGTTTCCGCTGTGCATCCGAGAACCCGGAGCCGCACGCACATTCGATCAGACCGTCTTCGGACTGGATGTAGATGCCGCCCAGCATACCAGCAGCCTTGCCTTCACCTTCATACACACCAGTGACACGCATCTCCACTTGGAACTTGATCTTCAGCTTCACCATGTCCTTAGCAGTACCATCCTTCCACAGCGATGCCGGGTCTTTGATGATACAACCTTCGAGGCCACGTTGCAAGTGCTCTTGGTAGATAGCGAACGCTTCTTCCAACGAGCTGACGATTTCCGTGAAGATGATCGTGACCTGCTTGTTCTCCAGCTTGTCCGCTTCATAGCGCAGCCCGTCCAGACGCTCTTCGTACGGACGGTTCGACTTCCCGTCTTCGAATTCCTGCTGCGTCAGCAAGTCCCACGCTTCCATACGAACGGAATACTTCGACAGGTCGAACTTCTCTCCGTCCTTCAGGGCCGAATTCAGCAGGCCGTTGGCCGTCTTGCGGTCGAGATGGTACGTGGTATCCCCATTACCTTCAACGAATTGCGTCTCGTCCACCAGAAGTTCACCGACCAGCACCTTACCCGGAGCCAGTCCGTAGGCCAGCTTTTCAGCAAACCATTGCGGGTATTTCGAGCCCTGACGCGTGATTACATCTACGGAGCCGTCGAGACGTTTGACGACGTACGCGAACGAACCATCTGCCTTGGTCTGGACGTAGAAGCGCTTCAGCTTACCGAAACGTTCACGAGCCTTCGCATCCAGCAGCGAGCAACGTTGGTACGGAACCGTGAAGAACAGTCCGGGCCACGTTTTAAGAGCCATTGTCTCGCCTACGTTCGTCTTCCCCAGCTTACGGCTAACCATCATGGCAAGCAAATCCCGACCTTCCGCGTTCAACGCTGCTGCGTGTCCAGCAAGACGATTACTTGCTTCGCTTCCAGTGAATACGCGATTCGACAGATGCTCCATGAAGCGAAGGTCCGCTACGCCGAATTCTGTCGTGCCCTGATGCAGTTTTTCGTAACCTTTCGGCAGCTTCGACTGGTAGTAGTTGATAGCAGGATCGAGCGTGGCTCTCACGAACTCTTTCAGCAGTTCGTTGCCCTTATGACTGTCAAGGATGGCTTGTTTTTCCAGCGTACCGCTTGCGTCACCTAGTTGTTTGATGATGTCATGCAGTTTCATATTGTTCTCTCCTTGGTTGGTTGGTGTGATTCGCATTCTCCACGAAAAATTTTTCCGTGTCAAGCAGGTAGTGCTACTTATTTTCGCTCCCGGACATTTCTCGGATTTGCTTTTGGAAATCAAAAGTCAGATTTTCAAGCCGGGATGGGGAAATTTTCACTTCTTTCTTATATAGGCAGCTCTGCCAACATACAGAACACCCTACTATGTTGCTTACCGTCGCCAAATCTTTAGGTAAAGCAACTCCCTTCCCTATGATTGTTTCTCATAAGAAATGTTGCATACTATGTTGTGTTTTTACTACGTTTTCTCTATATTCCCTCCGTTTAGGCAAAGCAGCAGCTAGGAAACCTTACATTTCCTAGCTTTTGCACAACTTTTAAGCAGAAAATCAGCGTTTCAGAGAGCGGGTAATCTTCCACCCACTTCTCATTTTACACGTTTCCGTTCAGTTCTGCATGCCTTGTAATTAAAAATACTGTATGCATGAACAGCACTACGTACATACCATGTCACAAAGTTGTAATATATTTACGTAACAATCTACGTAACACTAGCTTCTTTCCTACGTAACTTATTGATTTGTAGGAACACACCTACGTACGTAAGGTAGATAGGACGGAAGAATTGTCACAAGGGAAGGTGTATAAAATTTATTTCAAACATGTTGTACCTTCACAACATTGTTAGCAAATATTTATCAAAAGAGTGCGTACGCTTGAGATAACCACTTGCATTCTTCTTCCCTACGTATAAACTTTAGTTGTCCGCTGCAATGCAGCACGAGACAGAGTTAAACCTTGTGTTCACTTTCTTTCTATATAGGAGTTACATCATGGCTACCGACATCCTCTGCCGCTTTGATCCAGCTCAACAAACCCCGGTTGTTTTCCTGCGCGACAGCATCAACGGTAACAAGATTCAAGTGTGGAAAGGCACTGGCAAACCGGAATATATGCCGCTGGACTACTACAAGATGACTTCCCCGCTGTCCGCTGATGACGAGCGTGTTCTGATGGAACGCTTCAAACAAGCTACTGGCAAGCAGGATCAGGTAATTCGTATCACGCACCGTATGCCGCGTACGTCTCGTCCGCTTCCTAACATGCTGGCTCCGCAATCGGCTCCGTCTAGCGTTGTGAGCGAGGATAAGCAACCTCTGGCAACGCAGCGTAAGAGCACTGCCAAGCCAATCGATGCACAAAACGCCCCTAACGTCCCTACAGGCGATTTGCCAAAAGAGGGCGAGGTTCCAGCCCCAATGCCCGCCGCAACGGCTCCTACGCCCGTTCCTGTCGATCCTAACGAGCCTCCTAGCGCTGCGATGTTCCGCCGTATCAAGGAACTGAACGCACGCATGGCAGAACTGTCGGCCACGATCCAGAACGCTACCACGGATTACGAAGCAGCGAAACAGGCATGTAAAGAATTGACGGCAGAATTTGAACAGCAGATCGAACGCGAGTCGCAAGAAGAGTTGCGCAAGCGTAAGGAAATGCTGGCACAGGTGACGGGCCTGTCCGATCCGCTCGCCACGGCTGCACAGGCGTTGCACGACTCGGCAACGAAGCCAGCCGAACAACCAGCCGACCCTGCACTGGCAGAGCCTCCGAAGGATGAGCCAAAGGCGGACGCCCCGGCCGCTTCGAAACCTCGTGCAACAGGGCAAGCCCGTCGTGCCCCCGCACCAGCCGGTAAGGCCAAGAAATAACCTAGCTGTTGTGCGGGACAGGAAAACGTGGTAGAGTTTGACCTCCATCAACTCCTGTCCCAAACGACGTGCTATGAAAACGTTTTTCGACGTCCCCGCCATCTGGCGTGCTGTGAACCGTCCTACTCCCGCGTGGTATCGTCTCAACGTCAGCATCGGCCTGTCCGTGTGGCGTCCTCGCAACATCCTCCGCACTCTTTGATTTTTGCACAAACCCCTTGACGGGTTTTCTTTTTGTCGCTACCATACGTAGCACTACTTAACGACGAGGTAAATATGACTACCACAACCGAGTACAAGGGTTTCAAGATTCAGCACGGCATCCCGGCTTCGTCTACCCGCTACTTCGTTCTGGCCGATGGCTTCAAACAGGAAGGGTACGCAAGCTTGGGCACTGCGCACGGTGCGATTACAAAGCATTTGCAAGCGGAGGCTCTTAGCAAGGCGATTGACGCCGGTATCATGGGCGATAAGGAAGCTTTCCCGTGGGTGAAGCGGTCGAAAGCAGCTACCAGCGACGACAAGGATTACGCGACATACACCGAACTTCGGGCCGCTGTGAAAGCTGATGCCGACCGCATGACAGCCCTGTTGCGTTACTACGGGCTTGTTGATATGACTGGCTTCCCTTGTCAGACCGACAAACGGAGCCGTAACCAACGCGAAGGCGGGTATGCTGGCACGGCTAGGCTCTACCAGATTCTTCCGGATGGCACTAGCAAGAGGCTTCGCAAGGGGCATCTTCGGGCGGGTAACGGACGGTACATTCTAAGTCTCAGGGATCAGGCCCGTAATCTGGAACTGTCGGACCAAGGCGAATAAACGCCACATACATAACACACAACCAAAACTAGGGAGCAACACCATGCAAGGCAATTTCAATTTCGAACGCAACACCCGTAAGCTCAACAACCAGCGCCCGCCACGTGGCGAGCAAACGGAGCGGCAACCGCAACAGAAACGCGGTAAGCAGCAACAAAACTGGGAGCGAACGGATTCAAAACGTAACTGGGATTCATTTGGAGCTGTGTAATGCTTCCAGACCAACAAGATAATGGTATGTGGCTGCAAGGTCGGACAATTGACCGGAAATGGCACCGAACGCTAGCCGGTAACGTGTGGAACTGCATGCGCAACCGTTGCAAGTCAGGTGAAAAGCCTGCGTACCTTGGCTGTGAACTCTCTGAAGAATTCAAAGACTTTCAGAAGTTTGCTGAATGGTACGTTTCACAGGTGGGGTACGGTCTGGGCTATGAGTTGGACAAGGATTTTCTGGCGGGAGGCTCAAAGGTGTACTCCCCGGAAACTTGCGTACTGATTCCTCACAGTCTGAACGCGTTCATCAAACCTGTAAACCCTACTAAAACTGATGGTCTACCAGTTGGCGTGTACCTACGACGTGGGAGCGGGACATACCGGGCTATCATTGGCATTGATAATAGAACGCAGTCGCTTGGTTCGTTCCAAACGGTTGAATCTGCTGAAACTGCGTATAAAGCAGCAAAACGCGCAGAGACGTTGCGTTGGATAGGTCGGCTTGAGAGTGGTGAATTCGTTGTGGATGATCGTATTATTACCGCTCTTCGCAAGATGGTATAAGTAGTGCTACCAACATACGGCCCCCGCTATTGCGGGGCTTTTCTTTTTGTGCTACATTGCAAGCTCATTAACCTGAAGGAGAATTAAAATGGGCCTTACCGCTGCTGAACGTGAATTTCTGGACAAGCTCTACGACACACTGACGGAGAACGAGCGTAACATCATGATGTTGGCACTGGATGACATGGTGTACCGTGCTAAAGTGTACGGTGTACCTCTGCGCGACGGTGAAGTGCTGGAAAAGCTGAAAGCAGCGTTCGTGCGTTACCTGTTGGATTGCAAGGGCGTTGATACCAGCGTAGCAGATAACGGTTTCCCGGCCCTCGACATCGATGCAAAGCTGTGGAAAGGCCAGCCGATGCACATCCGGGCAAAGAACGAGCGTAAGGTCGTGTATGCCCTTCTTACGCAAGCCGTAGAGGCCGGGTTCCAGCTCGTGGACGTGTACGATGGCGACGAACACGAGAAGGTGAGCAACGTCAAGGAAGCGATGGAAGTGGTGTTCAACCTCGACATCTCGTACGTCTGGATGTGCAAGGAAGGCTTCAAGAAACATTACCTGATGTTCGTGCTAGGGAACGCGGAAGACGGCTCAGAAGCGCTCGCCGACTGGAGCTACACCGATGGCGATCCTGACGGCTGGAATGCGCTCGTAGACGGTTTTGACGCGTCCAAGGTAGTGTAACGACCCTTCGGAGATTTTCAAAAATGAACGCCACGGCTCGTCCGTGGCGTTTTCGTATGTAGAGTTTTCTCGGATTTGCTTTTGAAAATCAAAAGTCAGATTTTCAAACAGGACTGGGGAATTTTCGAGTCTCTTCTTAAAGAGAAATCGCCCGATCCTGCCCCGAAAATAGGCGAATTGGTGCACCGCAGCAGAGAAAGTTGCTCAAAATCAACGAACTGTGGATAACCTGTGGACAAGCTGTGCACAACCCGTCCCGGCCTGTGGGCAACCTTAGAAAAGCACGGCCGTTCTGTGGATATGTTTCCCCTGATGCATGTTATCCACAGCCAATAGCCTATCGCCTATCATACTATGCCGATTGATAGGTAAATGCTATTCACTATCGATTTTGGTTTTCGATAGCAAACACCGAACGCCCGGACGCGTGCGACAGGTACAGCCATGTATTTATTTTAGGCAACAGTTACCCATTGGAAAGAGTTACTTGTAAGTAACATTCCCTTCCATCCAAGCAACGGGACACAATGCCCGATTACCCACTCTATCAGGCTGGAGCCGTACACAACAGGTTACGGTCGATACCTCACTCATCAGGTTAGACCATAGGCTAGATCGTAGGATGGAACGTAACACTAGCTGGCACGCTACTTGCCCATGCAAACTCTGTGCCATGTTGCTTGTGTGGTAAGGAATGTTGCTTACATAGCACTCTTATACAAGAGTAGTCTTATATAAGACATCAGACTTAAAACTGATAAGCTATAAGAGTTAAGTCTTTGATTTGAAAAGAAAAGTACCTTTCTGCCTGTGGATAACTATGCCATTGTGACGTGCTTTGCTTGCAAATTTCACAGAAATAAACAGGACGATTTACACAAACCGCGTCTAAAGACCATGTTTTTAAGC